TGTTGATGACAATGGTGACTTAACCGGAGTCAAAGGTAATATCCTTGAGAAGCACACCGGTCTTTCGAAAGCAACAGATGCTGTATCGGCAGTAAATTCTCCACAAAAGATTTACTATAAGGATTATATCAGAGACTTCTCTACTAATCTTTATGTAGGTAAGAGTCCTCTTGCTGCTATCGACACTGTTCATGGTACTGTTCCAACAGCAACTGGATTTACTGCATACACTGGAGTAAAATCTGCATCGTTCACCGCAGAAGGTGGTGCCGCAAACCAAGGCGGAGTTGCACAAGATAAGCAGTTCCTCTCAATTGGCAATAAGACTTATACCTTTGCAGGTGGTAATGATTACCAGAGCACTGGTGGAGATGGTTACAAGGCAGACCTTGGAAAACTTATTTCCGCATACGGTCTCTTTGATAATAAGGATGAAACTGAAGTTGATTTCTTAATCATGGGTCCTGGTTGTGACACTGAAGCACAATCTCAAGCAAAGGCAAACTATCTTATTTCCCTCGCAGGACAGAGAAAGGATTGCATGGCAGTTGTTGGTCCTCATAGAGCAAACGTTGTTAACATTACAAACACCGAGACTCAGACCACTAACCTGATTAACTACTTCAGCCCATTACAATCTTCTTCCTACGCTGTATTTGATTCTGGTTATAAGTATACCTTTGATCGTTTCAATAACAAGTTCCGTTATATTCCATGTAACCCAGATGTTGCTGGAATGATGGCAAGAACTTCTCTCCTTGCTTATCCATGGTTCTCACCAGCAGGTCAGCAAAGAGGTGTTATTAATAACGCTGTCAAACTTGCTTACAACCCATCTAAGACTCAAAGAGATCGTCTCTATCCTAAGAGAATCAACTCCTTTATCACCACTCCTGGTGCTGGAACATTCCTCTTTGGAGATAAGACTGCTCTTGCTTATGCTTCCGCATTCGATAGAATCAACGTCCGTCGCCTGTTCCTCACGATTGAGCAATCACTTGAGAGAGCAGCGCAGGCACAACTCTTCGAACTCAATGATGAGTTGACGAGAGCAAACTTTAAGAACATTGTTGAACCATTCCTCCGTGATGTTCAAGCAAAGAGAGGACTGATTGACTTCCTCGTTATTTGTGATGATACCAATAACACACCAGATGTTATTGACAATAATGAATTCAGAGCAGACATTTTCCTGAAGCCTGCCAAGTCGATTAACTTCATTACACTTACTTTCGTCGCCACACGAACTGGAGCAAGTTTCCAGGAAGTTGCTGGTAGAGTTTGATCATTAATCATAAAACAACGGAGGATTTCTAAAAATGTCAAACTTACGCACACTCTCCCAATTTAAAGCTGCACTTGAAGGTGGAGGAGCAAGACCTAATCTATTTGAAGTTTCAATCCCTGCATTTCCTGGAGCAGCAACAAACTCCACTCCAAAACAAACTTGGAATGCTGCTGCCCAGACTGATTTAAACTTCATGTGTAAAGCCGCCCAGTTGCCTGCATCTAATATTGCATCTATTGATATTCCTTTCAGAGGTCGTACACTGAAAGTTGCCGGTGACAGAACTATTGAAAACTGGACCATCACTATTATTAATGATGAAGATTTCAATCTGAGAACCAGATTCGAACAGTGGATGAATGGTATTGCTAAACTGGATGATAATACCGGTGCTACACTGCCAGATTCTTACATGCAGGATGCATATGTCCACCAGTTGGGTAGAGGATATTCTAATGGTGCTAGTAGCAAAGTGAATGGTGGATCGGGCAAAGTTAAGCCATTAAGATCTTACAAGTTCCATTCAGTTTTCCCAGTCAACGTATCTTCGATCGACCTTTCTTATGATTCAAGTGATACAATTGAAGAATACACTGTTGAATTTGCTGTTCAAAGTATTACTGTTGGTGAGGACCAGCAAGGAAATTCTGATCAGAACGGAACAAAAATCAACGGATTCTGATTAACTCTATTTTCTCTCCTAATAAATAGTAGAGATACAGTTTAGAGTTTAATAATGTCCAAATTATTTGGGTTCTCTATTGAGGATACTGAACCACTCTCACCATCGGTAGTCTCCCCCGTCCCTCAGTCAAATGAGGACGGGGTTGACCACTATATGAGCAGTGGTTTTTTTGGTTCTTATGTAGATATTGAAGGAGTATATAAAACTGAGTTTGATCTCATCAAGAGATATCGTGAGATGGCACTTCATCCGGAATGTGATAGTGCGATTGAAGATATTGTAAATGAAGCGATCGTTTCTGATAGTAACGATAGTCCTGTTGAGATTGAACTTTCGAACCTTAATGCTAGTGATGGCATTAAGAAATCTATCAGACAAGAATTCAAGCACATTCTAGATTTATTGGATTTTGATAAAAAAGCACATGAAATCTATAGAAACTGGTATATTGATGGTAGACTTTACTACCACAAAATAATCGATTTAAAGAAACCTGAGGACGGTATTCAGGAACTTCGTTATATTGACGCAATGAAAATGCGTTATGTGAGGAAGCAAAAGAAGAATGAAAAGAAGCAACTGAATAGACTTAATCCATTGAAGCAAGACCCAATGGATTATGATTTTCCTGAACTGGAAGAGTTCTTTATCTACAATCCAAAGGCTGGAATGGGTGGAAATCCAATGCAGTCAAATGCGAGTCAAGGTGTCAAGATGACCAAGGACTCGATTGCATATTGCACATCTGGTTTAGTAGATAGAAATAAGGGATCAACTCTTTCTTACCTTCATAAGGCAATCAAATCTCTCAATCAACTGAGAATGATTGAGGATTCTCTCGTCATCTACAGATTATCAAGAGCACCAGAGCGTCGTATTTTCTATATTGACGTTGGTAATCTTCCAAAGGTAAAAGCAGAACAGTATCTGCGTGACGTTATGATGAGATATCGTAACAAGTTAGTATACGATGCGTCCACAGGAGAGATTCGTGATGACAAAAAGTACATGGCTATGCTTGAGGACTTCTGGCTGCCAAGACGTGAAGGGGGTAGAGGAACTGAAATTTCTACTCTTCCTGGCGGTCAAAACCTGGGAGAAATCACTGACATTGAGTATTTTAAGAAGAAACTTTACAGGTCCCTTAATGTTCCGCCGTCACGTATGGACGGAGAAGGTGGATTTAATCTGGGTAGATCATCTGAAATACTTAGGGATGAACTCAAATTCACAAAGTTCGTAGGTCGTCTGAGAAAAAGATTCTCTGCAATGTTCAATGACATGCTGAGAACTCAATTACTTTTGAAGAATGTGATTACTCCAGAAGATTGGGAGATAATGAGTGAGCATATTCAATATGATTTCCTATATGATAATCATTTTTCCGAATTAAAAGAGGCAGAATTGATGAATGAAAGATTATCTCTTGTAGCAACTGCGGAACCATATGTGGGTCGTTATTATTCACAGGATTATGTGAGACGCCACATCTTGCGTCAAACTGATATGGAAATTATTGAGCAAGATAAACTTATTAAGGATGAAATCAAAAAAGGTATCATTCCTGATCCTGCAACAATCGATCCAGAAACTGGTCAACCACTAGATGCAGGGCAGGATCCAGCATCAATGGACCTGGGAACACCAGTGATGGAACCAGAGATTGATGCGTCTTCTGCTGAACCGATTGAGATGCCCAAGGGGGGCGAGATATAAATATAAGTAAATTTGTAACATGGGAAACATGGATGAACTTTTAGACATGATGATTACTGATGGATCACCTTCGCAAATATCTGATACAATCAAAGACTTACTTTTTAGTAAAACTAGTGAGAGAGTCGCCTCCCATAGAGAAACGGCTGCTGCTTCTCTCTTTGGTGGCAATCAGGAACAGCCTGATATTGAAGCAGAAGTAGAAGCAGAAGAAGAATAAATAAAATATACAAGTAGATTATAAAAATGTCACGCATTTTACCATTAGGAGCAAAAGCAGCACTAGCAGCAGGTAGCAGTAATGCAACCACTGTTGGTAATGCAACCGTTGTGAGAATTGTTGCAACTGCGGGTGTAGTCGTTGTATTCAGAACAGACTCCGATGACAATGTTATTGGGTCTTTCACTCAACTCAACAATAGTGTTGAGATAGTTGAGAAGAGTCCAAGCGATAAAATTTATGTCACCGGAGCTGCAGTTGAGGTAGCAAAAGTAGGATTCACCAATTAAAAACAATGAAACTTATCAGAGAAGAGATCGAATCTGTCAAATTTCTTGTAGAGAAAACAAAGTCTGGCAAGAAATCCCTGTATATTGAGGGAGTATTCCTTCAGGGAAACATCAAGAACCGCAATGGTCGTATGTATCCTATGGATACTCTTCGTCGTGAAGTTTCTCGTTACAATGAATCCAATGTTCAGGCAGGTAGAGCACTTGGTGAACTCGGACATCCTGATGGTCCTACTGTGAATCTTGATAGAGTATCACATAAGATTGTCTCATTAAAAGAGAGTGGAGATAACTTTATTGGTAAGGCAAAAATCCTCGGAACGCCGATGGGTAAGATTGCCGCAAATCTCGTAGAAGAAGGAGTCAAACTCGGCGTTTCTTCTCGTGGTATTGGATCCCTTAAAATGACAAAAGAGGGATGCAATATTGTTGGTGACGACTTTATGTTAGCAACTGCTGCTGATATCGTTGCTGATCCTTCTGCTCCTGATGCATTTGT